ATTAGCGGGGCCCGTTCCACCTTTCAGTGGTACAAGGAAAGACCTTTATCTGGTATTTCTTATTACGAGCTTCGTGCTGGAGGCGTCACCGAAGGGTTTGGCGTTAAAGGCAGCGGCCCCACTATGTTAATCTATACGACAGGTGCTTGGGTTGACCGACGCATGAAAGCGAAAGCTGACACTATGATATTGCTGGATGAAGCGCACAATTTGACGGCCAACACTATAGCTGTCATGCGACACACATCCGCCAAGCAGTTAGTCAGAGCATCAGCTAGCCCATTGGAGGAGTGGATTCAAATGGATCTCGCAACACCTTACGCTAGCGAGGTGGTTTTCAGGTCTTGGGTCACGCCCGACACTTTAATTGATAGTCTTCCTGAAGGCTTTAGCGGACTGTACATCGTTCCTACTTTGCGCACCATTGATCAGCGCGCAATCGAATTCAGGAAAGCTGGATACAAAGTCGTTCGTGCTTGCTCGCAATACATCAAGTTTGACGGTGATGATGAAAGCTGCTCACAAGAGGAGTTGGCGAAGCGAGTGTCTGAATCACAATGGATCATAGTTGCGACCGACTATCTTCAGGAGAGTATTACTTTGGATATCGGTGGTGTTGCTGATGAAGGCATGAGGGTTAAACCACACTGCGATCTAGCTGAATTTATCACTGAATGTGAAGGCAATCCTGATCGAAAGTTGCCGATCACTATTCTTCGGCCCATCACTGCACCGGAGTGTGCTCAGGTAGCTGGTCGTGTTGGTAGGATCGCAGGGCGCCCAACGGCGACTGCGACAATCGCCACCACAGGTTTGCCTCTGCGATATGAAAGCAATAAGATAGATCCAATGTGGTTCGGTGTTGGCAAAGCTGTTGATGCTAATTTCGTTAAGACTTTCAACAAATCATTGAGTTATTTGTACTCATATGACTTTGCCAGCAATCCAGCGTTGAGTGCCTGGGTATCTGAAACCAATTTCGAAACGGTGCAAAGGGCTCTGCCTCGACAAGTGAAGAAGCTGAGCATCAAACCTGTGGACTTCGATTCCTACGTCGTCAGGTGGATCAATGGGAAGGATGTATCGTTCGACTCAGTTTTGAATCTTCCTGAGATTCTTATACCTGAGAAAGTCGTAAAACCCCTACCTATTGTGCAATATGCTAAGGCTCCAATTCACTTAATTGGTACGTCTGTCAATGCTTACATTGCACCGTCACCTATTCCTAATCCGGAGGCAGTTGAACAACCCCAGCCCCGTTTCAGAGAAACAGGACTCACAAAGGCTGAGTTGGCTGCTCGTCGTCTGGCTAATAGAGGCTCCAAGCGTGGTGGCACAAGGCGGTTGCACTTAAAACCTGGTTACTGCGTGCTTAGGGCTTATACCATTGACACTCGTAAGAAGCTGATGGAGCAAGGGTGCAAGTGGCCGACAATGAAGGAAATTTCCATGTGGCCGCAGTTTGACAGGAACACACCCTACCAGTTAGTGCACAAGCAGGGTCGCGTCTTTCACTTGGTTCCCAAGATAAGTACGACGGTAAACGCCCAACGGCGGTATTTCGCTACTTATGGGGACATATTTCAAGTTGGAGGGGACGTGATGGATAGTATTATCGACCTAATCAACGATGACGACGTGTGGGACGCACTTGATGATTATTATCCCATGATCGACGAGGGTCTGCTCGACGACGATGGGCCAATGATTGAACCCCTGTCTGAGCAGGAGCCCACAGCCAAGCCATCCAAATCAGCCACCCTTGTTGGTGCTGATGCCCGATGCTGGCATAAGTTGCCTCTGTCGGAGAACGACGACCCTTACGACGATGATGAGGAGGACTGTCAGATCCCCATTGATAATCTTGTTGCGTCTGAAGTTCTGCGCTTGGTTTCCAATGCTTACAATCGTTGGAAAATGGCTCTGGAATTCATGGCGTCCGCTGGAGCTCCTAAGCCGACTTGCACTGGGCGCGTGCCTTATAGATTCTATCAGACGGATGAAAATCTTTGGCACGTTGAATTGGCTGATGATGGTGATGGCACTCACACGGTCAAAGACATCATTGATACTATTGAATCTTGGCCTGAAGTTCCCGTGACGCCTAAAGAGAAGCGCGTGGGAGGTCCTGGAGATTGTTGGAAGAAATTCCCAGTGGTCAAGTTAGCTGGTGAATGGAGTTTGACCGCCTCAGAGCTGATCAAGAAGCTTAAACACATGTGTAACATGTTAGACGAGGACTTGTCCAAATTCTTGGTGAAGTGGTGCTACGACGACGATCTTGATTTTCATGTTGAATTCGTCGCGTGGCGTACATCTTATGGTTGCCCTTGTTCAGAAAAGGGATTGAAAGATCATAGGAGTAATGAGCCATGCCCATTCGTCAGCTGTGCTGATTTCGTGAAAGTCCTTGCGGAGGACTCGCATCATGCCGTTAAAGAGAAGTTGGTCGGCGCCCCAAGGCGAGATCGGCGTAATCCAATCGATGAGGCTATAAATAGCTTAAGGGGTGTTACCCAGCTTGAGGCAGTTGAGAGCATAGTGGGTAGTCAGATAGTGAGCAATATAGCTAGCGCAATGGACATCTGCCCATGGGCGATACCCGAGGAAAATCAGGATGCCGCTAACAGGCTTGGCATTCCTTTCCTTACTAATAGTGCAGCTATTCATCCACATCCTATACATGCGGCCATAAGGCGTCTCGTTCTAAAGAAAGTTATTAAACCGTACATTAATCGGGATGCAACATTGTGCACTAGTCAACCCGCTCATTTAGCCATGCTGCAATCGCCAGGAGGTCCTGAAATCACTCTCAATAATATGATCCGGACGGCCAAGGACTTCGCCCGTTATGGTAGTGAAATAAGTGATAAGGTCTTTGATCTGGACCCCATTCGAACACCTATAGCTATCTTCCATGAAAGCGGACACTTCTTGTCGGCTAATGACGTATTGAGTATGTTTGATCAGTTCCCGGATTTGTCAACAGCCATCTTGGTTCATGAGTTTCCTCTGCCTGCGCTGTTTACCGATGTTTCTCCAATTCCTCAATTGTGGCAACACCGAGTTAAGGATGGGAAGCTCTGGTACGTGCCAGAAGGCGACTATAGGAACGTCTACGAACAGCCGTTCGATGCATCAGTTCTGCTAGCTAAAACCATTAGTGACAATGGGGGCAAAATGATGCTGTATTGTCAGGTCGTTGAAAGCATTCTCAACACACATGTTCAAATCATATCTCGTTACACCATTGATGTCGCTGATCATTTACCGGCAACATTGTACGATTATGTGCCAATACCGAAGATAATTAGGAATCAGTTTTCATCTCAATTGGTGCCGCGAACTTTGTTTGACGAGTTGCTACGATATGCAAAGACAATGCCCAAGACGGATAGGCGTGAGTTAGCGGCTAAGTTTCGATCGATCTACAACGATCAACTCCATTGGGTTGATGCACATACCGAGGATGGTCTAATAGACGCGGTGCTACTTATACTGAAGTACAATACGGCTACTAGAGGGGGCGTGGAAAAATACTATTCCAACTTTGGTGGCAAACTTAAGTACAACACAGTGGGCAGATTCATGAAATGGTTCGCTAGCGAATTCGAGAGGAAATATATGCGACGGTGGCGAGGCTTGGTAGAGCTGGATCACCCTATGCCAATAATACCAACCGTAGA